ATATGTCTAATAAACTGCAAGAACTAAAAACTAAAGTCACCAAGAGGTAGCTGTATGATTGTTTCATTACCATCTGCATCTACGACTGTTAGTGTTATCATTCCATCTTCTATTTTATAAGATACTGTATTACCTTCTAATTCAAATGTACCTTCTGTGTTTGGATTTTCACCAAACATATTGTTAACTATGTTTTGTGCTATCTTGGCATAGATACGCGAAGATAAGCTGCGAACAAAACGAGCATAAGTTGTGTTTTCTTTATCTCTTTTAATTTGATCTTGCAGTGCTTTCAGTTCTTCTTTTATGGTCATTTCACGAGTGTGCGTTTGTGAATCTATTGTAAGATAATGTGAACTTGTACCAACACCACTGAATGAGGGTGATTTAAATTTAAAAGTTATAGTGTCTGCTTTTACATTGATAACAAAAATTCCGATGAATAAAAGCACTCCAATAACGAGCAT